GGCCAAATCTTTAAGCCCCGAGATGTTCTTCGCGGCCTTAATGCTTCCGTCGGTCACAGTGCGCACGGTCAGTTTCGGCTTAAGCATACTCACGCCTCACCACGCGTACACCATCCCCATGCCGACGACCTTAGCCATCGTGAAAAGCTGCTGGCCAAACGATGTTAGCCCCCACGCCCCCGCATTCTCCAGCCCCGGCGGATACTCGAAACTCTCGCTCACGTCCCCCGCCGAATGGCTCACGATGATGCCCCCGGCTAAACCGGCAGCGGCCAGTGCCGACGCCGTACCCGTGTTGCCCGCGATCGCCTGCAGGTACAAGGTCACGTAATGCGCCACGAACATCGCCATCGCTATCGGCCAGCTCGCGCCCCAGCGGGCGGAAGATAAACAGGAAGTCGCGAAGTTGATGTACGCCTGGATCACCGGCAGCGGCACGTAGTTCGGGTTGGTCGGCGTGCCGAACTGCGGGTAGAAGCTTAGGAAGTCGCTAACTTGGTATAGCGGGTTGCCGCACCACGGGCCGAGGTTGAGCGCCTGCGATATGCCAGCGATGCCGATGGTGGAGGAATATGTCGTGGTTCCCCACCATTGGTAGAGCACGTTGATGTCCGGTCCGGGACCCTCGTAGCAACCCATTGCTGTTGCCTATTGCCTGCTTACGCCGCGTTCGCCTTCGCCACCTGCGCCTGCGTGATGGCGGATACTATGTCCGACTTCGGCGTGCGCACGTCCAACCTTATCCCGTGCGCCTCCTCCGCGTGATCCAAAAGTTCGTTCTTGGTCATCCGCTCCAGCTCGTCCGGCGTCTTCACCGGGTACTCGGGCGTTTCGCCCGCCTTGCGCGCGATCTCGGCCTGGCGGGCGGCAGCCTCCTCCTCCAGTCCGGTGGCCGCGCCCTTCTTGACGTCGATCTCCATGATGTGCCCGTCGGCCTCGTGCAGTTTCCAGGTATTCAGGTTCTGCTGGTTGAGGTCCACGGCGGCGTCTGTAGGCTGGAGGCGCTTGCGCGGGCCGAGCGGCTTGTTCACCCAGTCGGGCACCTTCTCGATCTCGCCGTTGCCCTTGGTGACGAACACGGCCTCGGAATACTTCGGGGACTTGGGGCCGGTGCCGGTCTCCAGCACCGGGATGTTGGGGTTGAAGAAAGCGATCTTCCTGCGGCTGATGATGGTGAGCATTGTGGCGCATCCTTGAAAAAAGTTATCGGTCCAAGGCTAATTGCGATAGCCCTTATCCGAACATTCCCGTGGCGGGTTGGAGTTGTACGAATGGCTACTGGCTCTCGTCAGATGCCGTCTGCATACGTGACCGCTTGGAGGTAGAGCAGCTTCACGACGCCGATCTGGCCCTGATACAACGTGTCGTAGGCACCGCCGCCCTGCCCGATGTTTGGCACGGTCATGATGCGCTGGATCGGAACCGTTACATCCAGCTGCACCCGGTTGCTGTCGTTCACGTAGCCGATCATGCGGTTGGTCGCGCTCGACCCCGCCCCGATGCACCAGCGCGAGGGGAAGATCTTGAGATCGATCCCCTGCGTCTTGCCCAGGTTGTTCTCCAGCAAGTAGGTGAGCGTCGACACGTTGCCCGCTGCCGAGTTCACCTGCAGCAGCAGCGCGTAATCGGCGGGTGGGACCAGGATGTGGTTCGCCATGCCGGTCACGTCGTAGTTACTCGCCGCCCAGGTGTTCACCTGCACCGTGTTGACGTCGTTCAGGATCTCCATCGGCGTCTTGGTGGCCCAGGTGGTCTGGCCCGATGCCCCTACCGCCACGGTATATTCCGTGACGTTGGTGTTGTTCAACAGGCCGGGAAACCCGGTCGAGTTGAACGGCCCCATGTAGGTGATCTGGTCGAGCGACTTGTTCCAGTTTAGCTTGATCCCCTTGTCGAGGATGTCGTCCAGGGAGCGCGGCACCTGCTCCAGCTTCTTCATGTCGATGAAGTTGATGTGCAGGATGTTGCCCCACGGGAAGAGCTGGTACAGGTCCTTGAGCAAATTGGCCTGCACCACCGGGATGGTGGTGGTGTTGTTCGCCTGTATGCCATAGCCGTTAGGCCCGGAGATGGCATAGTCGACGTACATGTTGGAGGTGTAGTCGTTCCAGCCGCCGCCCTCCATTATGGGGACGTCGCGCGGGTAGGTGATGCTGGTGAGAGGCTCGCGCACCTTCGGGTCGCGCTTCTCCAGCTCGCCGACGAGGAACGCCTGGCCGCCGCCTACCGAGGCGTCCAGGGCAAAGCCACGGGGCATGCTGTCCCGCAGCATCTTCATCTGGCTCACTTGCGCGTCGAACGCCGCGTGTGCCTTTGGCCCGTTCCCGATCAAACCGGCGGGAAGGTATTTGTCGAATGTGTTGCCGAAAAGTGGTTCCATGCTAATGTTCTCCTCCTTACCGCTGATTTACCCGATGTTACGGGTGGTGATGGTGACCTCGATCGTGCCGTTGACGGCGTCGACCAGGCCCGTAGTCCAGGTGCAATTGGTGAGCTGGATGGTGTGCCCGGCGTCGTTCTGGGTTTCCAGCGCGCCGACGAAGGTGCCCGCGCCGTTGGTGGAGTAGCGCAGGAACACCGGACCGTTGGGAACCGGGGCCGCGTTGCCCGACTTGGCGTAGTAGTTGGCGGCGGACACGGTGCCGCGAACGATCACGTCGCAGGGGTTGCCGGGGGCATAGTAACCGAGCTGGGCGTTGGCGGAAGTTGCCCCGCCAAACGCGTTGATGGTGAGCTGCTGCTTCACCTGGCGGACGGCGAAGCCCGCGAAGGCGAAGGTGATGGCGCCGTTCGACCCCATGGCAGGCGTGCTCGCCTGGCAGAAGGCCACGATGTCGACGTAGGTGCCAGCGGCGAACGCCGGTGAGGCCGAGAGCAGCATCACGGCATCGCCGAAGTAGACGTTGTTCGGAACCAAGGTGGTGTTGTAGGTCGAACCCGACTCCACCATCTTGGCCTCGACGATTTCGTCGCCGTTGCGCGAGTAGGAACCGGCGAAGCCCTCGTTCATCGCGATGCCGACGGTGGTGCCCGGCATCCCGCCGCCCACCGGGTTGCGCTGGATGAGCTTTTCAATTTCTTCCTCAGGCAGAAACCTGAGAAGTTTTGCGTTCATCATGTGACTTTTCTCCTTTCAGGATTTGTACTGCCTGTCATGCTACTGCACCGACCACTCGGAAGAGTTCTTCCGGCGGTACTTCGCCATCATGTCCTGGTAGCCCCCCGGCTTCAGGGCGTCGGAGGCGATGAGATGCCTGCCATTGGCTGCGGACGCCGCGTTCTTGTCGACGGTGGCCGCCGCCTCCAGGATTTTCGCGTAGTCGGCGTCGTTCACCGGCTTGCGGCCCTTTGCCGCCGCCATTGCCCGGTTGAAGGCGTCTATCGCCGCCTTGTCCTTGGAATCCGCGACGTAGGGACGGATCTTGCGCAGGCCGTCCACCACGGCCAGCGCGTCCGCGCCCTTGATCGGGTTCTCCGGGACCTCCTTGCCGGTGAGCGTCTCGCTGGGGATCAGGTCCGCGTCATCCGCCGCCTTCTTGAACATCGGGCAGTCGGCGGCGTGGTGCTCGCCGAAGGCGGATGCCTTGTGGCCTTCTTCCGCCTCCCAGTCCTCCTTGTCGTCGTCGTCGCAGGTGCACTTGGCGTCCTTGCCGGCTTTATCGTCGTCGTCATCCTTGCCCTTGTGCTTCAGCGCGTCCATGACCTGCTTGAAGCCCGCGTCGACCGCCTCGCCGAGCTTGGCCTGCTTCTTGCTTACCTCTTCGATCTTCTCCTCGGCGTCGTGCAGGCGCTTGTCGGCGGCCTCCTTCTCCTTCTTCTCTTTCTCCTCTTCCTCTGCGTCCATCACCCGGTTTTTCAATTTGAGCGCCTCCGCCATTTTCTCGTGTTGTTTGGTTACGGTTTCGGACTCGGCGTCGACAGCGACTGGCGCTAGACGCAAGCCCATGGTCTTGAAAAATTCAGTTACGTCCTTGAATTCCATTGCTATGCTCCCTTCCTCTGGTTTTGCGTCCAGAACTTTTACGTAATCCCCGGCGCGGCCCGACGAAACTATCGCCACGTGGTTGCCGCGAATCGAAGTCATCTTGTAGCCGTCGCCGTGCGGTTCCAATTTATAGCGGTAGCCGCAGGATATTTCGTCAGCAACTCCATGCTCGATATACTGGATGAGCTGGGAATCCTTGATGACCAAATCTGCGATAAGCGCCGATTCGCCGTCGGGCAACAATTCCGGGCCACGGATCTTCTGCACGTGGCCGCGCGCGAACTGGCGGTCGTTATCGGGATTCAAAAGGCCGGAGTCGGGGTGGGTATAGGTGACCGACTTGCCCTCGAACGAGGCCATGGCGGCGGGTTCAAAGACATCGGCACCGTCGCGATAGACCTGCACCTCGGCCTCGGGCGGGAGGCGGTCGATGCCGGCGACGCCGGAGGGCTGCAGCTCGCGCGCTTTGTAAGTCTGGTAGCCCGTGCGCGAGATGGGCACGCCCAGAGCTATCATGAAGCCCTCGTCCGTCTTGGCGCGGTGCTCGCCGATGCGGTCCGCGAAGTACATCATGCGGGGGGAAGTGCCCATTTACTTATGCTCTTCTTCCTTTTCTTCCCGCTCGATGAACTTGCCGAATTCCTTCTTCAGCTCCGGCAGGCCGTCGTCGTTCGACGATCCCGAGCCGATTGCCGTACTGCGTCTTGCCCCAGCAGGCATGCTCCCGGTGTCGGCCTTGCCGCCAGGCTCCACCTTCTGCGCGTTCACGCCGCCTCCCCAGTTGAGCACGGCGTCCATCCCCGGCCCCTTGGATACGCCTCGGGCATCTACGATTTGCGTTTGCTCCGCGATGGCGTCGATGCCGCTGAACGTCCCCTTGTTCTTCCCGGCGTACAGCACCTGCTCGCCCTTCGTCTCGCCGTACTCCTTCGTCAGCGCGGCCTCGATCTTTTCGCCCTTAGATGTCAGTGGCATATTGTATCCCCCCTTAGCTTAGCGCCGCCTGCTGCGCGTACCACTGACCGGTGGTGACGCAGGTGAACGTCGCCATGTTGCCGCTGGTGAGGGTGTAGGCGTTTCCCGCTCCCCCGGCGTTGATCGCGTCGCCGCCCGCGATGCCGCCCAGTGCGGCGCTCGCCGGGAACACCGACAGGTTATTGGAGCCGGACGCATATACTTTTATGAGCGCCCCGGCCTCGGCGGGCGGCAGGCGGCAGGCGCCAGTGGACGCCACCGTGGTGAACCGGCTAACGCGCGAGATGAGCAGCACGGAGGTCGCGATGGTGCCGGACGGCGTGGCCGTCAGCCCGTCGGAAACGGAGTCGAGCGCGATGGAATATTGCTCGGCGGTGACGTCCGCGCCGGGCAGCACGTTGATGGAAAGCACGGTGGTGGTTGGCGGCATTAGGTAGTCTCCTTTTTAGGCTGCAACAGCAATACCGATGCGCGACTGGCGCTCGGGCAAATGGTTGAGGCGGCGGAATTCGGCAAGCCGCATATAACGAATCGTATTGTCCCAGTAAACTTTGTGCGGCCACGACACCTGATCGAGCCGTAACAGAACCTCGGGATAGCACCTGTCGTTCGGCGAATTACCGGCGTGATAGTGACCGAGCGTCGAACTGATCCCGTATAGTGCTTCGGGCGACGGCGGATCGCTCCAACGGAAGAGCACGTTCTCCATCAAACGATGCGACGGGCGTACGCGGGCGTCCTTGCTGGTGCGCCACAAATACCACGGCAAATCCAGTTCCTCGGATCGCGCCTCCGTGAGTGCGGTCGATGCCTTGCTCACTTCCGTGCGCGCTATGAGTCGAGCACGCACGCGGGTGACGCGCTGGAGCAGCTTATCCATTGAGAATTCAGCCGCCCGCCCGCCGCCCGCGTAGCGCTCGGCTGCACGCTGCGCCACAACGGCGGCAACCTCCTCCGGTAAAGACGAAATGAGTAAGGCGTTCCGCTCGATAACCTCCGGCGCAGTGTCAATCTCTGTAAACACGCTTGTATAACAAACATGTTTATGTAAACTACGGCTTGACACATCGGCGGGGCAGATCGGCCAGTGTCAGGATTTCCTTCACTCGGTTTTGCGGGTGAACGTCCGGAAAAGGAATGGAAAGAAGGCCCGGACAATCTTTGGGCATTGGACGATATGCAATACATCCTCTGGGAGTGCAAGAACGAGGTTGAGATACAGCGCGCGGAGATCAACAAACGGGAAGCAGAGCAGGGGAGCCTGCCGACGATCATCTTTTCCGCCGCCTGCTTCGCCCAGGCGTCGATGAACTCCGCGCGCCCGATCAATCTGACCGGGTCCAAGCCGACGCGCTGGAGTATGCGCATGATATCGTCGAAGTAAGAGGCTTCGGCACGCCGCGTGTTGTCTCTCCAATCGGACGGTTTCATTTAATATTTTACCGGTGCTTCTTACTCTTGCCGTTGGCCTTCGATTTGCGAGGCGGCACTTCATCGCCATCCTCGGGCGGCGCAGATTCTTCTTCCGGCGGCGCACCTTCTTCACCTTCCCCCGGCATCGGCGGCATCAAGGCGGCGGCCTGCATCTCGCCCCCCAATGCCTCCTCGCTCATTGCTGCAATATCCTCGTCCGTGATGTTGTCCCACAGGCCGTTCGTGCTCGCCGCCTGCTTCAACTCCTCTCCAGCCGTCTTCTGGCTCACGATCCCGGCGTTGAACACCGCCACCACCGATTGGGAAGTGGCCGTAGCCAATTCCGCCTTCTGCTTATCGGAAGGATTATTTACCGGGTTCCACTTCCACTCCAGATCATCCGGCACCTTGCCCCAGGTGCTCATGGCTACGGTCGGAATCAGCTTCCTGAATTGTGGATCGATCTCGCGCTTCTGCTTCTGGCCGATGGAATCGTAAAAGGCGTGCTCATCCCCCTCATTAGACTGGCCCAATCCACCCTCACGGCCAAACATCAGCGAATAGGGATATTCCGAGGCCGCGCACCAGTCGCGCTGAAACAGGGCGTAGACGTCCGCTATGCCGGAGAAGCCGTACTGGTGGGTGGATAAGCCGCCGCCCTCGGGGTCGCTCACCACTATTCCCTGGTTGCTCATTAATTGCGTCTGCGCCTGGATGGAGTCGGCGAACGCCTTCTGCGCCTGGGCGCTGGCGTTCAGCCCGCTGATCATCTGGCTCAGGCCCTTCTGCCGCAGTTCGAAGATATTCGCGCGAAAGATCAGGCTGGCCAGGTTGTAGCTCGTATTATCTCTTTTTTTCAACTCCTGGAACACGCGCTCGATTTCGCTTACGCCCCAGCGCTGGTCGGCCTGAAACTCCCATGCGGGCATGATGCGCCCGGTGAAGCGCAGGATGCGCGAGGAGTGCACCTCGAACGAGCCGCCGCGCTCCAAATTGATGCGGTAAGTCTCGGGCAGGCCGTAATCCAGCGGAAAGTCCAGATCGGAAGAAATTTTGGATGAAGGGGATATCCCGCTCCATCGGTCGAACACGATCAGGCCGCGAAACGAGTCCAGGGGCACGTCGTCGAATTTCAGCGGCTTGTCCAGCGGCCCGGAGTTCTTCACGATCATCACGGCCCCGGCGCCGCCGAACAGCCTGGCCCATTTTAAGGCGGTAAGCACCTGGTTCTGCGTCCCGGTTCGCACCATCACCTGCTCCAGGCGCTTCACCTTCTGCGGCGGCAGGTCGGTGGGAAAGTTGATCCACTTGTTGACCATGGCATCGGCGATGCCGTCAATCGTCTTACTCACCAGCCAGTTGTCGCGGTACAGGGAGATGAGCAGGTACCAGTTGTACGACAGCCGGGTGAGCGGGTAATTGGTCGACTCCAGTAAATTATTCGTCCCGTAGCCGATGCGGGCCAGCTGATTATTAAACGCATCCAGCGCCGTGTTGGTGGAATAGGGGACTATCGCATGCTGGCGCTTAACATCCTGCGCGATGCGCTGCGCCGCCAGAAATTCAGCGGCGGACAATTTCGGTTTCGGGATGGTAAGCGTGCTCATTTAATTGTGCGCGTAGTACAGGTCACGCGCCACGCCCCACTTGATCTTCTGGTCACGCATCATGCACTGCAGCGTCGTGCGATCCACCCCGGAGCAGGCGCCGATGGCCGGCTTGTTCAGCCAGCCAGCGAACTTCTCCCGCCGCACGATGAACGAGGGCTTATATCCGGGAAACGACGCCGAGCCAAGCCGCAGCAGCATGTAGCGGTCGCTGCCGCACGGCTCCGGGCCGTTCATCATGTACTCGCACAACATGAGATCGAAGCCGCCGGAATAGGCCGCGACCAGCATGCGCCTTCCCCAATCCGGTGGGTAGTAACAGTCGTCGCAGGGAAAGCATAGCCAGCGGCCCGAGGAGTGCTTCACGCCTATCTCGGACGACCAGTACGGGTCGGATACTTTGATCCTCTTCGCCGTGGGAAGATAGTGGAAGCGCCCATCCTTTACGCCCGAGACGGCGTCTCGGTTCCGCTTGGCCAGCTTAGCGTCTGTGGAGTTGTCGGTCACCAGCACCTCGAAGTCCCGGTGCGTCTGCGCCTTAAGCGAGTAGAGGCAGGTCGGAAGTTGCTCGACCCAGGTGAACGCCGAGACGATGTACGAAATGTCCGGTGTCGCATGCGCCACGCTCACGCCGCCAGCCTCTCTTCCGGCACGGCGTAGCAGATCAGCTCGAACGGGGCCGGGGCGTAGCGCCGTAGGAACAGCCTGTAGTTCGGTTCGATGTCGTGGATCAGCTGCGGCACCTGCCAGAAGTGGTCCGGCGTGTGGTAGCCGCACACGGCCAGCACCGGGGCGTTCTTCTGGATCTGGCCGCGCGCCCCGCGCAGCGCCTTCAATTCCTCGCCCTCGATGTCCATCTTGATGAAGCTCGCGCCCGATTGTACGTCATCGAGACGGTAGCAGGCGACCTCGGAGCGCGCCGCGCCAGCCAGACCTTCCGGCCCGAGGCGCGAGCAGTAATTGCCGGTAGATAAGAACGACCGCATCCCGGTCTCGTTGCTGACGGCACCGGCAATAATCGACAGCTTCGGGTTGCCGCCGTGCCGCCTTTCTAATTTCTCGACGTTGGCGCGGTCCGGCTCGATGGCGAAGATGCGTTCGTACTCCGGCGACCAGGCGATAAACTGCGCCACACTGTCGCCGTCCGCCGCGCCGCAGTCCACGAACCATTCATCCTCCCGGCACTTGATGAACTCGGGAAAGTAAATCTTGTCCATCGGCTCCCGCGTGGTCGGGACGCCATAATCCGGGGCGTGGTAAAAGTCGAACTGGTCCTGCGCCACCTGGCGGCTATAATCGTCCGCCACCAGCCGCATGGCCATCTCGCACTCCGCGCGGGAGGGCAGCCGCCCGTAGTACGCGCCGCGCTCTTCTGGGGCAGACTCCGTGGCTGCATCCAAGCAGGCCCAGAGCGGCAGCGTCTTGACGCCGAGTTCCGCGATCTGCGCCGGTATCTCCTGCGAGGCGGGAAGAGAGAGCACGGTCGCCGCCCAGTAGGCGTTGGGGAAGCAGCCGGCAGCCGCGATCGGACGTAGCACGGGCACGCCTTCGATCTGGGTTCCCCACTTCCCGGCGTCGTTGTCCGCAAACGCCACCGGAGTGATGCCGCGCGTGCGCAGGTGGGCGAGAGCCTTCCGCCCGGTGCCGCCGCAGCCGAACAGCACGATTTCAGTCTTCACCGTATGATCCCCCGGCGCAAAGCCTCGGCCACGGCCTGCGTGCAGCTTTTGACGCCCAAATAGCGGTACACCACGGTCATCCGGTTCTTGGCCATCGCGGCGCTCGTAGCTTCAGTGAGCTGCTTCATGCCCGCACCGTGCGACAGTTCCATAAGCCACAGCTTGTCGCGGGTAGACAGCTGCTTCAACGGCGCCCAGTAGCTCACGCAATCGCGGTCTCCGCCACGGTCGACGCCAGCCCCGCCGCCCGCCGGAATCCCTCCGGCAGCTGCTCCACTTGCACGAACGGCCAGCGCATGGAGTCGCCGGGCGTGCGCCGGGAGTTGCGATTATGCATGGTGGCCACGAAGTTGTCGCAGCCGTCCTGCGACATGATCACGTTCTGCCGCTGCGCCTGCTGCACGAACGGGGCGTCCTCGATGAAATAGCGCGACTCGTCCCAAGGGTGCGCCAGGGCGTAATCGCGGTGGTAGATCATGGTCGCGCTCCACACGCCGCCGACGTAGCGGCTGGCGCGGCGGTCGACGAAGTCGTACCAGTAGGCGCGATCATAACCGGAAACGCGCGCCGCCGGGCGGGCGATGAGCATGGACAGCTGGTCGGAAACGCGGCGCGGGCCGGACCAGTCGTCGGCATCAAAATGAACGATGAATTCGCCGCGCGCCTCGCGGATGCCGAAGTTGCGCTTCTCCGAAAGGTTGCGCGCGGGATAAACGAAGTAGCGGCAAGCAGGAATATGCTCCACCAGATCGGAAATGGGCTCCGGCCCGTCGTCCACCACCACCAGTTCGCGGTTAGCGTAGTCCTGCGATAGATAGGAGTCGATTGCCATCTGCACCATGTGCCGCAGGCGGTTGTGGCAGAGCAAGACGCTTACCAAGGGGTTCAAGCAGCTATCTCCGCTTGATTCATCCTGCGAAACGCTGCGAGTGTGGCGTACTCGACGCGACCGTTGACGTAACACTTGCGAGGCCATGAAACCTGCTCCGTCCTGAGCAGTGGCTCGTTGTAGCACCGGCAATTCGGCGCGTTGCCCGCGTGGTAGTAGCCCAGCGCGCTGCGGACACCAACCAACTCTTCCGGGCTGGGAGCATCTTCCCAGTTGACCAAGATACCCTCCATCTTGCGGTGGGACAGTCTGACGCGCTCATCCTTGCTCGTCCGCCAGACGTACCACGACAAGTCCAGTTCTTCCGAGCGCGCGCGGGTCAGCGCCGACTGAGCCTTCGCCGTCTCCGTCCGGGCTATCCTCCTGGCCTGCCACCGGGCTATGTGCTGGAACAAACTCTGCTCTTCCGCCGGCCGCTGGCCTTCCATCGCCCTGCGGGCCTGTTCTTTCGACGCCATCAGCGCCACGTTCTCAGGCAAAGTCTTGATCAGCAAGGCGTTCTCGGCCACCAGTTCGCGCACCCTGTCTCCGACCGGGCCAGCGAGTTCAGATTGGAGCATCCGGTAGATGTCCCGACCGCGCATGACTTCCCTGGATGCTTGACGCCAAGTCCTAGCCGTATCGTGCAGGCGCTGGAGGATCATCCGCTCCGCGGCCTGGAATGACCATAAGTCCAGGAATCTGTCTCTGTCCACGAGCGGGATGCGGAACGAGCGCTGCGCGATCTCGAACAGCAGCTTCGCGTATTCTTCTGCGGCGCGTTTAGATTGTTCCCAGTTCACTGCTTGATCACCGACGCTACGACAGGTTCCGTGTTCACTGTGATGCGGTACAGCTTCATGCGGTTCGCGCACTGCGGGTTGGTGCAGCGGTAGACGCCGGATTCGTTCTCTTCCAGCACCCAGCCGCAGTCGCAGATGAGTTGGACGAAGGCTTGCACATCAGGCTGCCTGCCCCGCTATGCGCCACGAAGCCACGCGCGTCTTGACCACATACCTCACAGCATCTGCGCAGTCGTCATGCTGCTTGATCGGTTCTTCCACGCCCCGTATGGCTTTCTTCTGATCCCACGCATAAGCCGGGAGTTGGGCTATCGTCTTCGGACACCGCTCCCGGCTGAACTTGATCTTGCGCAGCGCCATCATACTCGCCGTCATCCTAATCCCGTCGGCCACGTCGTTGTCAGCGTCAGTGTGCCAGATACCACGGAGCGTCAATTCTGCTTCGAAACTGGCGCATTCCGGTGGCAGCAAGACGATGGCGTTCTTGAACTCCCGTCCAGGCAGTCCAGCGCGGTTCCCGCCCTTCATGAAGTCTTCGAGGTCGTCCGCGTACTGGCCATCTGTCTTCTGCTGCATCGTCACTTCCGACTCCCAGACGTACTCGCGGTCTATCCACAGCGTCTCACCATCGTCGACAACGCCAAGGTAAACCTGAGGATGGCCGACGCCGCAGTCTACGCCGATAATTTCATCTCCCACGTTTGAACCGACCGGGCACGGGCCGTCATAGCACAGTTCCCGTTCGTTCCAGCAAGAACCGTAGATCGCACCCTCGGCCACAACCCATCTCCCGAGCACGTACCGCTGGTAATAGACGCCGACGTAAGCACGGCGCAGGAATGCCTTATATTCCTCTGACAAATTCGGGTTGTCTTCCAAATCGAAGTGTATCGTCTCGATGTCTGATGCCTCGATCAGCGCCGCGTTCTCGATTATGTCCGTCTTGACGAAGTGAAACGGAGAGTCAGGGTTCGTCGTCGCGTACCCGCGCGCTCCTTTGGGGCTCATCCTGTTCAGCGCCATCATCACGAAGTTCTTCGGCTGGAGCACGAGTTCATCCGCGTACCAGATGCCGATGGTCATCCCCCGCAGGTACTTCTCCGATCCTTCGTCCTTCGCGCCGATGGTCAACCACTTCGTGCCCAGGATGTTGAGGTCTCCGGACATCCGATTGTATGCGTAGTTCCCTTCTCCTACCACGTCGAACAAGTCGGTCAGCACGTTCTGGTAGATCGTCTGTTTGGAAACCCCCGTGATGACTCTGTGGCCTTTGACTTGGTAGCTGTTCAAGTGGAAAAGCAGTTTGGCCATCATCGCCCAAGTCTTCGAACTTCGGACAGCTCCTTCGAGGATCGTGATGCGACGATCTTTCTCGGCTGGACGGTGGGCGAACCGCGCCGCCTTCAATCCGTATTCCCTGATCTTCTCGTCAACTGGCGCGATCATTGAACCGAAGCACCCTCAGACGCTTCCCATTCGGCATCTACGTCGGCTTCTTTCTCGACCTCTCTAATCAAAGGGGCGCGGATAGCATTGACCAAGCTTTCGAGCAGGTTCTTGGCTTCTGGACCGACGACCTGTTCTTTCTGCCCGAGCAGCTGCTTGCCCAGCCAGATTTGCATGGTCACGTTGTTCCGCTTCGTCGCCATCTCGAACTGCTTGGCTCGGAGCGTGGTGAGCCCTACGTCCCTGTTTTGTCTCTGGTACTGAGAAAAATC